GAACTTCAAGGTCAGCTATCTCTCGCAAGAGGTCTGTCGATTTGGGAAGGGTTCGATCTCGTGCTGGCAGATCAAACCCTCCATTTCTACGCCGGTACGAATGAAGTGTCGGGGTCGGTGGTCTGGCAGGGCATCACCTATACGCCCTGGCCAATCAACGGTTCCGATTTTTCCACGCCCAGCCAAGGATCACCTGCACGGCCAAAGCTTCAAGTCGGCAACTTCGGTGGCACCGTATCGGCACTATGCCGGAAATACGAAGATCTGCTGTGGGCACAGTTGAAGCGTCGCCGAACGCTGGTCAAGTATCTAGATACGGTGAACTTTGTCAGTGGCAATCCGACTGCCAATCCGGCCGAGGAATACCCGGCTGAAACGTGGTACATCACCCGCAAAGTCAATGAGACGCCGGCCGCGATCGAATTCGATTTGGGATCGCCATTGGACCTGCAAGGCATCAAGCTTCCGCGGCGCCAGGTTGTGGCTGGCACTTGCCTGTGGGCTTATCGCTCGGGTGAGTGCGGTTATGCAGGCGGACCGGTAGCTGACTACGCCAATAATCCCACCAGCGACCCCACCAAAGACCAGTGCGCACGCAATCCAACAGGTTGCAAATTGCGATTTGGTCAATATGCCGAACTTCCATTCGGTGGCTTCCCAGGCATCGCCCGGGTTCCGAGACTCTGACCATGAACGAACTGCTCATCAAGTGCCGGGCTGACGCCGAGGCGCATGCGATCGCCGAGAGCCCGCGCGAGGCTGTCGGGCTGGTCATCAATGCCCGTGGTAAGCCCAGATACATCCCGTGCCGCAACCAGTCGGAAGAGCTGGATCATTTCATCCTGCACCCTGAAGACTACGCGGCGGCCGAAGATTCGGGCGACATCATTGCTGTTGTCCATTCGCACCCGGGCGCCGGGCCGGAACCAAGCCTTCACGACATTGCCAGTCACGCGGTTAGCCATATGGCGTGGTGGATTGTCGGCCTGAAAGACGGAGTGGCGAAGTGGCACGAGATGCCGGCCGCTGGGGAGATGCCGTTAGAAGGTCGGGTGTTTGTTCATGGTGCGATCGACTGCTACACGCTGATTCGTGACTACTACCGCCAGGAGCGTGGTGTGGAGTTGCTGGACTTCTACCGGGCAGATGATTGGTGGCACAAAGGCGAAAATCTCTACATCGATAATTTCGCCAAGGCAGGCTTCGTCGAGACCAGCACCCCAAAAAACGGCGACGTGGTCATCATGGCTATCGGTAGCCCCACTCCCTGTCACGGCGCGATCTGGCTGGATGGCGACGTTCTGCTTCACCACCTATACGGCCGGCTGAGTTGCCGGGAGGTATACGGCGCCGCGTTTCGTGAGCGTACGACACACTTTCTCACTTTCAATGGTGCACAGTGCGGCAATGCCGCGGGAGAGATTTATGTCTGAAGTTCAGGCGTATGAACTTGAATTAAATAACCTGTACGTGATGTCAGGCGGCCTGTTCAGCGGGGCAGAGGCGGAAATTGCGATTTTGGATGGCGCAGTCGAGATCGATCGCCTGAAGTTTCGCGGAAAGATTGGTCCGTTGAGTCCTGGCTACCGAAAGTTGTACGAAGGCAAGCCTGGCCTCACGGCAAAGCTCGCGTCCGGCACCTGCAAGATCAGCTTTAAAACGGCTCCTGTTTCTGGCTTTAAGCTGGAGGTGTGAGTCCGCCTACAAAATCATCTGTTCCGATTCGGTGCGAACCGTAGGAAACAGAGTATCCCGGGCCACGGCTAGTTGCTTCGGCCTCGGCGGCATCCTTTGACGCGTAGATATCGACAAACTTCCAAGGACTCATTTGTATCAAGCCCCATCCGAGTACGGAATTTAGGTTGTCTGGATCTTTCGGGAGGTTTTTAACGAGGCTTCTGATTGACATGACCGCTCCTTGGTTGCGATGAGCGTCAGACGCTACTACCGAACTACGCTCAGGCGTTACTGGCCATTCGTACAGGCGAGCCTTCCCTGTTAGAGTCGCTGAAACACATGGAGGCTCAACAATGCGGAAGACAATCGCAGCCCTGGTACTGATTGCACTGGCAGGGTGCACTACTACGGGGCTTGAGAAAGAGCGGCCAGCCTATTCGGGGCAGTCTGATAAGACGCCAAAGCAGTTGGCCCAGTGTTTGGGACCGAAGTGGCAAGCGTTTAACTCCTCCACTAGCTCTATCGAAACTGAAACTGGGTACCGAATTGCTGCGTCAGCCGATTTAACCGGTGTCGTAGCGCTTGCTGTTGTCGACAAGGCCGGCTCGGGATCCACTGTTCGAGTATTTCTTCCGATGGATTGGTCCGCAACCAGCGGATGGAAGGATGCTGCCAAAGACTGCATCTAACTTATCGAAACACCCAAGCCGCCTCCGGGCGGTTTTTTATTGCCTGGAGAAAAGTATGTGCGCTGCCTATGTCCAGCCTATGACCACCATTTTGCTGTCAGGCAGCCTAGCTCAAGCCTTTGGCCGCAAGCACATCCGCCATCTGGAATCTGGCACAACTATCGAAGCGTTCAGCGCCCTGAAAAACACCATTGCGGGCTTCGAGGATTTTATTCGCGATTCGGCTCGTAAGGGGTTGCGTTACGCGATCTTTCGAAACCGCGAGAACGTTGGGAAATCTGAATTCACGCTGAGCGGCACTACAGAAATTCGCATCGTTCCAGTCATCGCGGGTAGCAAAAATGGCGGCCTATTCCAAGCTGTGCTTGGCGTCGTGCTGATCGTTGCGGGCGCGTTTATTAGCGGGCTCAGTTTCGGTGGAGCAGCACCCATTGGCGGATTGATGATCAAAGTCGGTATCGCCATGGTCATCGGCGGCGTAGTTCAAATGCTCACGCCAGTACCCAAAGCACCTGGTCAACAAGAACAAAGCGTCACCGAAAATAAGCCGAGTTACCTCTTTAACGGCGCATTCAACTCCACGCAGCAAGGCCTACCAGTCCCGGTCGTCTACGGGGAAATGCTGGTTGGTTCGAGCGTTGTTGCGATTGGCACCTGGGCAGAGGCAATCCCCGCATGAGCGAAGTCATTGTTGGCCGCAAGGGTGGGGGCGGAAAGGGCGGCGGCGGCGGGGAGTCGGCACGCGCGGCTGTCGAGGCACCAGACAGCCTTCGCTCTAGGCAGCATGTGCGCATTCTGCACGCGATCTCGGAAGGCGAGATTGACTCGATCCGCGAGATCACGTTCGACGACGTGCCTTTGCAGAATGCCGACGGCACCTACAACTTCTCTAACGTCAGTATCGACACGCGCCTGGGTACCCAGTGGCAGACCTATATGCCCATCACGGGTCTAGAGGCTGAACAGTCCGTTGGCGTAGAGATGAAAAACTCGATCCCTATCGAGCGGGCCATCACGGATCCAGATGCCGACGCGGTCAGGATCACCGTCAGCACCCCGCAGCTTTCGCAACAAAACACGCAAAATGGCGACACCAACGGTTCGTTCGCCGCATTCCGCATTGAGGGCCGGCTGGGTACTGGCGCCTGGATTCCTCTCTGCGCTGACCTGACGATCAGCGGCAAGACCATGAGCCGCACGCAATTTTCGTATTACCTGCGCTTGCCGGTGTCCGGCGGTTTGCCGCGCTACGTCCGTGTTACCCGAGCATCGGCTGACTCGACCAGTGCCGCCATCCAGAACCGGACCTTCTTCGACAGCATGACGCTGATCTGGGATGAGAAGCTGCGATACCCGAACACGGCGATGTTGGGTTTGTCGATCGATGCTCAGCAGTTCGCCAGCATTCCACGCATGGCGTTCCTGATCAGAGGCATCAAAGTTCTGGTGCCGAGTAACTACAACCCGCTGACTCGCGTGTACACCGGTTCGTGGAACGGCACCTTTGTCCGTGCCTGGACCGATAACCCGGCGTGGATCTGGTACGACATGCTCACCAACACCCGCTACGGGCTTGGTGCGGTGCTCGACTCAACCCTGATTGAAAAATACTCGCTGTACAGCATCGCCCAATATTGCGACGTGCTGGTACCGGACGGATACGGGGGCATGGAGCCGCGGTTTACCTGCAACCTGGCTCTGACTGTTCAGGCCGATGCCTGGAAGCTGGTCAACGACATGGTGTCGGTGTTCCGCGCCATTTGTTTCTGGGCCGGCGGATCGCTCACTGCCGTGCAGGATGCGCCGCGAGCCAGCAGTCGCTACCCATTCAACAACTCGAATGTGGTCGGCGGCGAGTTCAACTACCAATCGGTCGCTTCCGATCAGCGTTTCAATGTGGCGGCGGTGACCTGGAATGACCCGCTGCAGCAATACAAGCAATCGGTCGAGATCGTAGAGCGGCCGGAACTGATCGCGAAGTGGGGTCGCATCCAGCAAAGCGACGTCGTGGCGATTGGATGCACCTCGCGCGGACAGGCTCGACGCCTTGGCCGCTGGCTGCTGTATGCAGAAAGCGAAGCGGTGACGTTTGCCGCGGGAGCGGACGGGGCTTTGCTGCAGCCGGGCGAGATTATCGATATCGCAGACGCGAACAGGGCGGGCGCCAGAAACGGCGGCCGGCTTTTGTCCGGTAGCAGTGCATCAATGTTGCGTCTTGACGCGCCAATTGGTCTGGCAGGGGATGGCGTGGTCGGTGTGGTGCTGTCGGATGGCAGCTATGCAACGGCGGCAGTGAGCGTCGCCGCCGGAGCCTCGACGGTCGCGGTTTCCCCGCCACTTGCATCCGCTCCATTGGCGTCGGCCCCGTGGACTTTTTCGACGGCAGCGCTCGAAACGCAGAAATTTCGCGTTATCGGCATATCCGAAGGCGACGACGGTACCTACGGTATCAGCGCCGTTGCTTATGACCCCGACAAGTTCGACGAGGTCGAATTCGGCACGCCGGACGTGGACAACCCGACCAGCATCGTCAACTTCGGCGCGCCTGATGCCGTGGGCCAACTCACGTTCCTCGAGTCGCTGTATGACACCGGCACAGGTGTTGCCGCGGCCAGGCTGTCGGTCAGCTGGACGCAACCGGCCCGGGCGATGCGCTATCAGATCGAAGTCTTGAAGCCGGGCGGTAACTGGGAATACGTCACGGAGATCTCCACCCCGAGCATTGATTTTGATTCGGCAAGCCAAGGTGAATGGTCGGTGCGGGTTACTCCGAAATCCGTGCTGGGCATTGCCGGTCCAGCGTTCGTTCAGACTTACGTGGCTCTGGCGCTATCGGCGCCGCCTACCGCATTGGTCGGCCTGCGCCTGGACGTCATCAACAGCGTGGCCACTCTGGCATGGGATCCGGTTCCAGAACTGGATGTGAAGCTCGGCGGCAGCATCAGTGTCCGCCACTCGCGCAACACTTCGGCGAATTGGGATGCGGCATTGCCGCTGACCGAAGTGGCGGGGCGCTCGACGTCGGCTGTCGTGTCGTTACTGCCCGGCAAGTACCTGGCGTGTGCGGTCGACTCCACCGGTAACGGCGGGCCGATCACCGAGGTCTGGTCAGATGCCCAGGTGCCGTTGCCGACCAACGTCGTGCTGACGATCACCGAGTCACCGGCCTTCTCGGGCGTGGCAGTCAATGCTGCCCCCGCAGGCGGCCTGCTGAAGATGACGAGTACGGGGCACTTTGACGATATCGCCAATATCGATGCGTTTCTTGGGGACATCGACAAGAACGGGGGCTCGCCGCTCTTCTTCACTTACCGCTTCGCGGCTCCAGCCGACCTGGGCTACGTGTATGACTGTCGCCTGACTGCCGATGTCGTGGCGGTGCTGTACGACGACGGCTCTTACATCGACACCTTGGGCGACTTTGACGCCATCGCCAGCATGGATGGTGACCCGCCAAACGGCGCGACGCTGTCGTTGTGGGTGCGCACCTCGGACGTGTCGCCTGCGACGTGGTCCGCGTGGAAACCCTTCGTAGTCGGGGACTACCGGGCACGCGTGTTCGACTTCGAGCTGCGCGGATCGGTACTGCAGACCACCAACTGGATCGACGTCTCCAAGCTCGAGGTGGTGATCGACATGCCTGATCGCACCGACAGCGGAAACGACCTTGCGGTACCGGTCGGCGGCCTCACCGTGACCTACACACCACCGTTCAACGCCTCGCCTGCGGTGAGCATCACTGCGCAAAACCTCGCTTCCGGTGACTGGCCGGACATTTCCGCCAAAACCGCCACCGGTTTCACGGTTGTCATTCGCAATTCCAGTGGGGTCGCCCAGTCGGGTCGCTCGATTGACTACATCTCAAAGGGGTACTGATTTATGTCGCAGCACGATATGACCGTGGATAACGGTCCTGGGCTGACGGTGCGAAATGACATTAACTCTGCTCTGCAGGCCTTGGCGTCTTCGAGCAGCGGGGCATCTGCGCCAAGCCCTTCGTTCCCGTGCCAGCTCTGGGCCGATACGGGGGCGGGACGGCTCAAGCGCCGAAATGCCGCGAACAATGCGTGGCTTGATGAGGGGCCGCTGGATGCGGCCTTGCGTGATGCGGCGAGCCAGGGCGAGTTCGTGGCTGACACGGGAATTGCCAACGCTTACACGTGCAACTTCGTGCCAGCGATCACGGCTCGCAGCGAGAGTACGCCGCTGCGCTTCAAAGCGGCCAATGCGAACTCCGGAGCGAGCACGATCAACGACGGCGTCGGCACCGTGGCATTGGTCGGCTCGTCGCATGCCGCGCTCCAGGGTGGCGAGATCATCACCAATGGCATCGCCTGGATTCAGTGGAACGGTTCCATTGGGGGGAGTGGCGCCTATGTCCTACTGTTCTGCACCGGCGCGACCGGGCCGACAGTCAACCAGGTGCAAACTGCATTCACCACGGCAGGTACTGCGCCAGCTTTCACGCTGACGCCGGTTCCGGCGCTGGGTGGTTACGCTTCCCCGCAGCGATTCAACGTGAAGTTCAATGCCGCCGCCGCTACTGGCGGAACCTTGAACATCTCGGGCCTGGGCGCGAAAAACCTGAAGCAATACGATTCGTCGGGCGCCAAGGTTACGGCCGTCATTGCTGCCGGGCAGATTACCGACGTCGTGTATGACGGCACTGACCTGGTGGTTCTTGATCCGCTGCCAAGTGCCGCAAGCGACATCTGGCTGTACCAACCCATCGGCGTTCCCATTCCGCTGCTCGATAACATCACGGGCGTCAGCGCTCCGTCGACATCGAGTCCGTATTACCGGTACATCAAGCTGACCGCGGCGGACTCCTACAACACCGGCGTGCTGACGTCGGAAAGCGTGACAGGGTCAGCGCCGCTGGTGCAGGCGACCGCAACCATTGCCCTTTCTGGCAGCCCGGTAAATGGGCAGTCCGTGCGCCTCATCAACACTGAGGAGCGTGTCCTGCGTGCTGGCGTGGCCGGCACGGTCCTGCAAGACGCTATTCAAGATCACAACCATACTTCCGGCGCTCCGGCCACCTCCAACACGATTGGTGTGGCTGGTGGTGGTGTGGGCGTTTCAGGGGTCGGCTCGACCACAGGCGGCGCCACCAATGGCCGTGTGGCGACGGAGACCCGAGCCAAGAGCCTGGGCGTCACGTACTACTTGAGGATCAAATAATGCCGTTTGCAAACAAAGGCCACGTCAGCCAGGACTACATCGACGGCGCGATTGAAATTACTCAGGAGCAATACGCTGAAGCGGTCGCCGGCATGTGTTCAGGCCTTGAAGTCACTATTGAAGGCGGGTTCAAGATTTCGCCTCCAGCGCCCGAACCAGATCCGGAGCCAGAGCCCGAACCTACGCCCGAAGAATTGATCGAGCGCTTTCAAGTCGCCATCCAAAACCATATGGATGCCGCGGCGAGACTGGTCGGTTACGACGATATAAAAACCGCAGTCACCTACGCCGACGAGCCGTCCGTGCCGAAGTTCGAAGCGGAAGGTAAAGCATTGCGCGCCTGGCGCAGCCTGATCTGGGCCTACGGCTACGAGCAGATCGCCGCAGTTCAGTCAGGTGCCCGATCGCTGCCGACTCCACAGGAGCTGATCGCAGAGCTCCCGCCGCTGGTGATGCCGTAATGGCGGACGTAGCGGGGTATGTCGCCGCCTACGGCCGGCGCAAGTATTGGTTTTCCCTGATGCTTGCGATCGACCAGTTCATCAACGCGCTGTTGTGGGGGTACGTCGACGAGACGCTGAGCAGTCGCGCCTATCGGTGCCGGAGCAAAAAGCGCCGATGGGCGATCGCGGAAAAACTCATCAACGCCTTGTTCTGGCGTGATCGGCAGGGCGAATTCCGGCATTGCCAGATTGCCTACTACGCCGAGATCGCCCGCGAGCACCTGCCGCAATATACGGAATTGGAGTAGCCCATGCCAATCACTCAGCAGCAGCTGCTGCAGATCCTCCCGAACGCCGGCGCCAAAGCCGGCGTTTTTGTGTCCGCCCTCAACGTGGCCATGGTTCGTTATCAGATCATCGGGCCAAAACGGATGGCGGCGTTCATTGCGCAAATTGGCCACGAGTCGGGGCAACTGCGATACGTCCGCGAGATATGGGGGCCGACAGCGACACAGTTGAGGTACGAGGGCAGGGCGGACCTGGGCAATACCGTAGCGGGCGATGGCTCCAAGTACCGCGGGCGCGGCCTGATCCAGATCACCGGTCGGGCGAATTACGCGGCGTGCGGTGAAGCACTGGGCGTCGACCTGATCAATCACCCCGAGCTGTTGGAGCAGCCGCAGTACGCCTGCCTGTCGGCCGCCTGGTTCTGGGCGACGAAGGGATTGAACACTCTGGCTGATGCCGGCGAGTTCAACACCATCACCCGGCGCATCAACGGCGGGCTCAACGGGCTGGCGGATCGGCTGGCGCTTTGGGCGAAGGCGCGCGGGGTGCTGGCATGATCCCGCTGTCGTGGCGTATCGGCGGCGCCTTGGTGCTGATCGTGTTGCTGATGGCCGGGAGTGGCACGGCGGCCTGGCAGTGGCAGGCGAACAGTTACGGCAAACGGCTCGCCGATCAGGCCCGGCTGCACAGCGATGACCTGTCCGCGATCAGCAATGCCGCCGCCGCCCAGGTCCGCAGCGATCAGGAAAAGCGGCTCGCGCTCGAGCAGCGAGTGGCGGCCAGTGACCAAACCCACCACAAGGAGCTGAGCGATGCTCAAACAAAACAGGCTCGCGTGCGTGACAGCCTTGCTACTGCTGAGCTCAGGCTGTCAGTCCTACTCGACGCCACGGATCCAGCCAGTGTCTGCTCAGTGCCAGCCGGTACCGAAGCCGTCGGCGTGGTTCATGGAGGAACGCGCGCCCGACTTGACCCAGCGCATGCTCAACGAATTGTCGCCATCACAGACGCCGGCGACCAAGGATTGATTGCGCTCAAAGCATGTCAGGCTTACGCTCGGGAAGTCTCGCGTTGATGGCCTGAGGCTTCATCCTGAATACGTTCGCCGATCATCTACCCAAATCCGCTTGGCGCGCTTGGGCGGCGCAGCCAAACACCCGATAGAGGTTTTCCAGGGTCATCGGCGGTAGCGCGTCCAGCGTTTCGAGGCCCAGGACGAAGCCCTCGGCCCGATCGGCCGCGCGCAGCAGGTCGCTGAGGTCGTGCGCGCGCTCGATGGCGACGAACAGTAAGCCTGTCTGGGTGCGGATCGCCGCCGGCAGTTCCAATGGGGTCAGCGGGTGGTGGGCGTAATCTGGGTCGTTCATGGGGCCTCCAGTGATTGGCGATCGACCACCCTCAAGTGCAACAGGGTGCCGTCTGTGAGGTGCAGCACTAGACCGTCGACCTGCCCGGCGACGTGTTCCGGGGCGATCGGCTGGCCGTTGTCCTGGGTCTGGAAATAACGGAAGGTGCCGTCGTCATCGACCTGGCCGATCAGCTGTTGCCCATCATAGAACCCACCGTTGTAGAAGTGGCCCTGGATGAAGGCATCGTTGCCCTCCTGCAGGGCGCGGTAGTACACACCAGGTTGCATGCGGTGGGACATGGAACATTCCTTGACCGATCAGACCATCACTGCGGCAAACCAGCGACGGGGGGACTGGTAGACCAGTGTAGCCCCCAGGGATTTCCCTGCCCATGCAAAAAGGCCCTCGCACCGGGCGTCGGTGTGGGGGCCTGTTTTACATAAACGGCGATATTCGTAACCCGGGCAGAATCTCCGCGGCCAGCCGCCGATGCTCCCCGTTAGCCCGCCGAAGACACGCCAGGGCGAGTGTGGATGAAGCTGGTCGGGAGCTCGGATGGCACTGGGTAAGTCGTTCTATTATTACAGGCAGAACTCACCACCTTGACTTTGAGGACGCGGGTCATGATTTCCATCCTTGAGCTTCGCCACATCATTGAGTGTGGTTTTCTGCCGCTTTCCTGCCACTGCACCTCCAATCCCGACGGATCGCTCATGATCAAGGTGTTCGAGCCATCATCAGGGCATGTCGAGTTGCTGGTCACTGGCGTGAGAACGGAAAGTTTGACTTCCAGTCGGGCGATCGCGGAATTAATAGGCGAATTACGGGGCGAAATGTCTTCTGTGAAAAGGGAATTTTGCGTGAGGGGACCTGAAAGCACGTTGTCGAGTTCATCCGACAGGGCCAAACAGGCTGAGTAGGGTGACCCCCATGCCGATGACAAAAATGAGCACGACCAGTATCAGGGCCTGAATTATGGACCGACGACGCATAGGCATGATCCGTGGAGAGGGAGCTGCACACAGAGCGGTAACTATAGGTATTTTTCCTAGATCTGAATAGGAATGACTTAGATTTAGTGCGCAATCAGAATCGCAGTTCCTGAAATCCACCATTGCGTTTTTTGATCCTCACGGAGGCCCCCACAAGCAGGGGGGCCGCCCATTTGATTAACTCATCCTGGGATGCCGCTGTCACTGTGGGGCGGACAGATCGTCCTTTGTACAAGGCCCAGCCAGCAGTCGTTTCTTCAATTCGATAGGTCTGCATATCGAACAGCATACTTGGATTGCGCAGGGGAGTGGCATATCTGGCCGATTTCTGACCGTCACCTCTCACTCGGGAGACATCAGCACTGCAAGCGTCAGCTTGATGAATTCTTCGTTCTTATCGATGGTGTCCAGGGCGCCGCGCACGTTGTCGGCGACTTCTGCGGCACCTCGTTGCTCGACCCAGTTGGTCAGCTCCATGATGGCTGCTTCGAGGGCGAGTTGGTTTTCGTTGATCTTGTAGAGCAGGGAAGGGAGCAGGTCAGAATTGGGCATGGCTATTCTCCGTGGATAGAGGAAAGCCTAGCAGGCACGGATGGAATGGAAATGCAAAGCCCCGAAGGTTCGCGGCTTCGGGGCTTCTATTTTCGCCTCCATCCCTTAATGGCGCGCGAACGTGGGTGGAGAATATCAGTGCTGCTGTATGCGATCACTACTTCGATGGGTGGATTGTATTATTCGGCAGGACGCCGGAGGTGGGGTGTTCGTGCGCGTAAATCTTCCCCAAAACGCTACCGTTTGGGCCAGCGTTTATTGGATTTTTAAGAGCCGCTTAAGTGAAGGTGTTTTGGCGCTGAAATAGATGTTAACACCTTGATTAGTAAGATTTTTTCCAGTTTTAATGCAGCATCCCCGGGGGTGATGCCGGTCTGGCCGATGTCGGTTTGCAAGGTCACTTGCTTGAGCAAGGTGATCGATTTGGCGACAAAGTCGGTGGTCTGGCCGGTGCCGGAAAAATCGATCACGGTGTTCGGCGCGACCACATCGCGGGGGTCGAGCGGCGCCCATTGGCCTGAAGCTGTCGGAGCACCCAGGGTAATGGTCACGGCATCGCCGGTGACCGGATTGATGATCGGCTGACCGTTGGCGTCGGTTTCCGGCACATAGAACGCCACCTGGGTATTGGTGGCGGCGGTCAGGCTGTCGTATTCGACGGTAAATGAATTGATGAACACCGTGTCGGAAGCAATCAGCGTGGCGATCTGCGCGGGGTCGGTGACCACGGTGCCGTCATGCAGCGTGATCGATGTCAGCCGTCCGCCGGCACCGGGGGTGATGGCGGTGACCTGAATGTTGTCGGGCAGTGGCTGGGTGACGATGACGTTGGTCAGCGTCTGGCCCGGCGCCGGGGTGACAGTCACGGTCAACGTGCGGCCGTAGTTGGGGCCTGTGGCGGTTTCGCCTTCCGGAGTGGTGAGCGTCTCGTTGAAAGTGATCACCGTCGGATGCACCACGAACGCGACGGTGCCGGCCTGAATCAGGGCGGGGTCATCGAAGGGGTTGTCCAGGGCATCGTTGCCGAACTGGAAGCCGCCGCTGGCACGAATCGTCAGGTCGGGGCTGCCATTGGAGAAATTGGTGTCGGCCAGGTTGCTCAGGCTGGCGCTGATCTGCACCGGAATCACCGGTTGACCGCTGGAGACGCTGGCGAACGGCAATTCGATGACCACCAGCTGATCCCCCGGCAGCATGCCGAACGACGAGGCGTTGATGGTCAGGAAGTTGCCGCTGGCGTCCTTGGCGATGGGGTGCGTCGCATTGCCCGCGGCATCGAAAATCACCACGTGGGTGACCAGGTTCTGCCCCAGGTAACTGGCGGAAATGAAGCTCGCGCCATCGTTGCCGTCCTTGCCGCTGGCGGGCATGAACAGGGTCAGGAAGGGCGCGTAACCTTCCTGGCCCGAGTTGTTGCTGAAATTCACGGTGAAGTTGAATTGGTCGCCGAGCAGCACGTCGCTGCCCGTGGCGGGCAGGGTGACGGTCGGCGCCGCGTCGGCCAGCAGTCCTTGAAAACTGGCCATGGCGTTGCTGCTGAGGGCGATGGCCTTGTCGATGTCGCCGACTTTGGTTTCCAGTGTCCAGTCGCCGCCGGCAGCAGTGCTGCCCGTGTCATTGCTGGACGCGGCGACGTCGGCACCGGTCCAGCGCGCCAGTTCGGCGACCAGGGTTTTACCGGCGGCGCCGGCACCGATGTCGCAGCCGTACAGCTGGATGTCGGCGCCCTGGGTCAGGTTGTTGCGCCATTGTTCCAGGGTCTGGCTGAGCTGGTCGACGTTGTCGGCGGTGATGGTGCGGTTACCCAGGGTGAATTGCCCCGAGGCGCCGTGGGAGATCACTTGAATGGAATCGACCTTGCCCAGTTGAGCCAGCGCCGCGGAAATCGCCGCGAGCCCGTCTTCGCCGACATTGACCACAATCGCCGTGACATTGCCCGGCAACTGGGCAAGCAATTGCTCGCGGTTTTCGATACGGCTGTCCAACACCAGCAGACTGCGCGCGGCCGAAGGCGCGGCGGCCTGTTCGGTGGCCGGCGGGGCTTCGGTCGGTGCCGGGTGAGCGGCGGCGGGGTCGGGTGTGGCGGCGGGATCGGTGTGGTGCTGGTCGGCAGCGGCCGAGGCGGCAGCACCGTCAAACAGGATGCGCGGTTCGAGGGCCAGGGATTGACGTTGCGGGCGCAGATGAACGCCAGCAAAACGACGAGGTAAATCTTGCAT